TGGACAAATAATCTACGCCCTTCTTGGTCCAATTTGGAATATCCAAAATTGTATCAAGGTCCAAAGGGGCCATGTACGTATTGTTTTTGGGATGTTTATAGAACCGCCGCTTAAGCAACGTTATATCCTCCAAATTTCTCAGCGTACTTGAGTGTTCGGCCTTATCTTTATCCTCTGGGGTATAAATTTGACCTATCTTCTTCATGGACTCACCAATAGCCTTCTCCGTAAACAAATGAGCATATTCATGACTCACAGAGAAGGCATTATCATCACCAAGAACTGCCAAGAACACATGCTTATTAAAATCATGTGCATAGCGTTCATTCGGATGAATTATATCTATCCAACATAACCTAAGGTAAATATGGTTCGCCAAACAATTGAACATAGTTGTCGGCGGAGCTCCAGAGGGTAAAGGGTGCTTCCATTGAAGCACTGAATCAACACCCAAATGCATTGAATTCACTATTTCTTCCCAAAGTGTTGCGCGCACCCTCTGGTTGTCTGCACCATCATTGTACCAATCATTTATGGCACGCAAGATGCCCCAGGCAACCGTATTGTTGTGGCGCATGTCAAAACCTTTATAATCTCCAGCTCCCACATTGTTCCTCTGGTAACCAAACTTCAGTAGTTTGATGGCCAATGAATTCCACTCAGCACTGTACTCGTTGATACCAATCAACATACCATTTCTAATGCGGTTTTTAATCATCCATTTCATCATGTCACCGAAGAACATACGGAACATAATCAATAAGGCCATAGGACAACCGGAGATCAAACGAGTCTCACCAGCCTCAACCTTTTTCAAGGATCTACGTTCATCTTTTAAATGGTCAGTGAAATAATGGGTGAGTCGTTTACCCTGTCTAGCTAAGTCAATGCCAAGATCGACGTCAACCTTCAATTTAAGAGCCTCTTCATTTTCCAAATCATATAGTTCTTCCTTACCAAAGAACCTGGCTTTTGTACTATCACCAGACATAACATTATACGGGTAACCAGCAGAAGTACCACGTGGTATGGCTTGGAAATCACCTTCGTCATCACCACAAACAGCATGTTCAAAGCTATAAATCTCGCGGTTAACCGAAAACACAGATTCTGATTCCATCATGTCCATAGTAGCCGTAATGGCAGCATTTACAGATAGATTTGGAATGTACTCCTCCGGCTGGCAGTATTTGGCTACAGCCATAGCCATGGGGTCAATAATGACACCATCTTTCTCAAAAGGAGCTAGGCGAGCAGGCGCCTTTCTAACCTCATCGATTTTACCCCAAAGAGGTGACCTAACAATTTTAGACTTGCCACTACCAGTTGGGTGTAGAACCTGGGGGCCATAGTTGCCCAAGTTAACCATGTTTTCTGGTTGCTCCTCCACGGGAATCAAATCCAGACCATATTGGTCAATCTGCTCATACTTCTCTTCTATGAAGGTCAAGTACTCTTCCAGTAGCTCGCGAGACATCTTTGTAGCAAAACCCAAACGGGTGCTACTTGACCCTGCCACATGCATACCCAATATGCACGGTGCCTTACTTTTGTCGTTCACAAAAAAAGGGGATCCACAGTCGCCGCTAGTAGTGTGGGCGCTATACAAAAACAACTCAGCAACAGAAAACTCTTCAAACTGTTCTGACTTTATAGGAGCGTTTTGGCCTTGTTGGGCGACCAATGAATGATATTCAGAGATACGCCAGTTATCCGAACCCTTACCACCAGTGGAAGGAATAACTAACACCC